TGCTCTGAGTCTATTTTGTGTTATCTCGACTGCTTTGGTGAAGTCTATATTTATGCCCATGTCCACGCATCCCTAAAAGTTCTATCGGTTGGTACTGTATCCGTGTCTACTATCTCGTATACTGCGCCTTCTGGTATGTCTTTCATACAGGCTTCAATAGTGTCGGCTGGCACTATTACTGCTACACCGCCTGATTCTGTTCTGTATATTATTCTTTTCATTGGGTGTCCTATCTGAAGATTACTGCGGTTACATACAAATAATCTGTAAGATTACCGTCTGCGTAACCTGTGGTTACCTTAACTGCGGAAGTGGAATAAGTTGCACCACTTGCTGGGTTAATCCTAAAAGTAGCATTTGAACTTACAGAAGAAGCACCGTTATATCCACCTGTTGAACCAACCGTTGTATAATTAGCATCAACCATAGCAGTCGTAAAGTTAACCGTGTAATCACCANNNCCGTTATCCGTTATCGAAGATACATTCCCACTNGCACGAATAGCCACAGTACCAGTGCCGTTGAAGTTAACCCATGCTCTACATCCGTATGCAGTGGCAACAGAACCGTAACCTGAGTCGAATTTCAAGTTACCGCTGGAGTCGATACGCATACGTTCTGTGCCAGCCGTACTAGCAGCAACCGTATCAGCAGCAGGGAACCACAACCCTGTATCGGCTGTGCCGGTCGTAGATACGATGGCGGGGAGTGCTGCGCTACCTGCTGCGACAGTTGTTACACCAGTAGCCGAGAGTGTCCCTGTGATGGCTACACCAGTAGAGGTGAGGGCTAGTATTGTGGTAGTGCCAGATTGTAGGTTGAGATTGCCAGAACTGTCTGCTGTCTGGATTATCCCACCGCCCCCCGAAACCGATGCTGCTATCGTGCTTGCCATGTTTTATCCTTTAGGGTACTTATCTTTAACCGCCATTACTTGTTTAAGCATATCTGCTTGAGCATCTCCACCCTTCCAAATAGCATCTAGTTGGTCAGCGATAGATGGATATTGTCTTAATGATTTATAAGCCTCTGGGTCAATCCAAGCATTAACAAGTGATAAGTCAATCTCAACCTTATTGCCGTCTTTATCTGTTGCACCAACCCCATCATCAATAGTGACCACTTGATGGTATAGCGCATATATAGCTTTATGGTTCATCCTGCTATCTCCATGACTGTTATTGAACTAACACACCTTCCATTATCAGCAGCATCAGCATCAGTAACAGTTCTGTTAATTTGTATAGTTGCAGCACTTTGAAAAAACTGCACTTTATACGTTGTTGATGATGTAGTTGTTGGTGAGTCTAAATAATTAACTGTTGTTGATGCTACTGAATCATTAGAGACAACAGACGCACCAAAAGTCATTCTTGTTCGATTTGATGCGGCATCACCTATGCCAATGGCGGTTGAATCTCGTACCAGTCTTAACATTACGGCTGATGCTCCCGGTCTATATATAGCCCCTTGCACAGTACACATAAGAAATATTTTAGATGTAGCAGAAGTTGGAGTAATTGCAACTGATATACCCGTAATGTCTGTCCAAGTAGCTGTTACTGCACTTGTGAAAGTGTCTGTCTTAGTCGCACTAACAACCTGCAACACACTACCTGCTGGTAAACGTGCTGCTGCCACCGTTCCTGTTAGCTGTGTTGCTACAATGCTCTTATTCGTCAGCGTATCAGTCGTGGCTTTGCCCACTAATGTGTCTGTTGCGACAGGAAGTGTTAAAACTCCTGACCCTGCGACTAGGGGGGCGGTTATGGAAATACTGCCAGATGTGTCTCCAGCGACAGAAATTGAACTCAAGATAGTGCTCCTTTATTTCTACAATTATCAAAATGCCAGCGAATCATGGCATTTCCTTTTCCTTCTTTGGCGCAATGTGGGCATATTTTGTCTACCGTCAAATGAGCTTTATGCTCCGCTGAAAAAGTCTTGCCTAGCCAATGCCTAGCAACAGGACGGGTTTTAAACTTTTCTTTGGTAGCTTCTGTATGCTTTTTACCGTACATACCATTTTTAGCCCCCGCATTTGCAAACCCTATTTTGAGTTTTTGCTCGTCCGATATGACTACAACTTTACCTATATTTGCAGCAACTATTTTTCGTATGGCTTCAGCACTGTGCGTCTTTCCATAAAAATGGTTTTTTTTACCTCGGTTAGCCATGCTTATCTTTAGTTTGGTTTCCAATGAAAGTGTCTTACCTAAGTTAGCCATTTTCAACTTTAACCGAGTTTCTGCAGATACCTCATCTTTATCTGTACCGCCACGCTCAATATTATATCCATTGGGTGCTGTAGTACCGCATATTGAAATCCAAAAACGCTCCAAGTAATTTAATACTGCTCTATTTTGTATGCCTGTACACACTCTGTCATAAGAGAATTGCTCTTTGCCATATTTGTTATACGCATCTTTTAACGCCTGACCATGACCAACCTTATTCCTATTGACCATAGTTTGCCCAACGTATTGCTTACCGCTAATTAAGTTAGTAACACAATAAATATGTGCATCCATCATAAAACAACCCAACGCGAACCTGAACTGAGGGTTACGCTTAAACCACCGGGTATTGTGAAACCACTTGTTCCACCAACACTTTGTGCGCTTTGCCCAGAAGCAACAGTATAACTCGCCACCAATGTAGTTGCATTTACAAACAGTCCATTTAATGCTACTGGGACTGACGCTTGAAATTCACCAGTGCTGGGCTTGTAAAGCAGTTTAGCATTGCTTGTGTAAACTGTCGTAGGTGTGCCTGTTGTGGCAGCCGCGAACATTGGGTAGACGTTAGTAGCAGTAGCTGTGTCGTTACTTAAAGCAGCACCGCCTCCTGCTGGGGCAGTCCAAGCTGGTACTCCAGCCGCAAGTGTTAATACATTGGTATTAGATCCAGCAGCCAGTTTAGATAAGACGTTGGTGGCTGAAGCGTAAAGAATGTCTCCAGTAGTGTAAGTGGTTATGTTTGTTCCAGCATTGGCGATAGGCAATGCCCCCGTTACACCTGTTGTTAGGGGTAGGCCTGTTAAGTTGGTAGCAACACCACTCGTAGGAGTACCTAATAATGGGGTGACCAAAGTGGGAGAAGTGTCTAATACAACCGCACCAGTTCCTGTGCTTGTAGTTACTCCTGTACCGCCGTTAGCTACTGGCAGAGTTCCTGTTACACCTGTTGTTAGGGGTAGGCCTGTTAAGTTGGTAGCAATACCTGACGATGGTGTTCCTAGCGCGGGTGCGGTTAGAACTGGTGTGTTAATTGTAGGACTAGTGTCGGTTACATAAGTAGTACCAGTGCCTGTCGTGGTTAGACTTAGTGTGATCGCCGGAGTAACAGTAGGCGTTGCTACTGTGCCTGATATTCCATTGGCTGTGACTACAGAAACTGAAGTTACTGTACCACTTCCAGAAGCTGCGGTATTACCGTTTAGCTTTTGAATAGCTTGCAGAATTGTGTCTGTAGCTGCTACTATTCCAGCACCAGAGGTGAAGCCTGTAATAACCTTGCCAATCACAGCCGAGTTGGTCAGTGTAGCTGCATTACCCACAGAGGTAACTTCACCAGTCAGATTAGCATTAGTAGTTACGTTACTGGCTGTAAAGGCAGTAGCTGTGCCTGTTATATTTGTACCTACAAGAGCCGTAGGAGTACCAAGATCAGGGGTTACTAGCGTTGGGCTAGTATCTACTACAAACTTGGTTCCAGTGCCTGTTTGAGACGCTATAGAGGTTGCATTGCCAACTGAGGTGATTACTCCTGTTAGGTTAGCATTAGTAGAATTATTTCCATCTAATTTCTGTATAGCTTGTAGAATACTGTCTGTAGCAGCGACTGTTCCCGCTCCAGATGTGAAGCCTGTAATAACTTTGCCAATTACGGCAGAGTTGGTAAGGGTAGCCGCATTACCTACTGAAGTCGCTTCGCCTGTAAGATTGGCATTAGTTGTGACGTTACCAGCAGTCAGCCCTGCGGCTGTACCTGTAATATTTGTACCTACAAGAGCCGTAGGAGTACCAAGGTCAGGAGTTACTAGAACAGGACTTGTTGCTAGAACAACCGCACCACTTCCTGTAGTTCCATTCGTTATCTGAGTAGCAGGTATGGCGATGGTTGTCGTAGCTGCTGCGGTTAGTCTACCCTGATTGTTAACAGTAAACGTGCCTACCGCAGTAGCTGATCCATAAGCACCTGCGGTTACAGCAGTAACTGGTATTGAGTTACTAATAGCAACCTGGCTAGTGATACCCCCTTGTACTACAGGAATTATCTCCGCGCCTGTTAAGGGCGTAGTGGCTGCTGGTAACTGGGTAATCTTTTTATTAGCCATATTTTACTCGTATATAAATGTAGCTGCTACCGTTCCGCTGATTACTACATACAAACCGTTAGAGAAGAAAATACCACCTTCAGACGGCATCAAAGGATACATGGTAGCCGCAGTAGGTGTAAATACACTGATAATCGTTTTAGTCGTGGTAGTGGTAGCCGAATCGTAAATTGTAATGGTAGGCGTTGCACTAGCTGCGCTTACGAAGATACCCTTCAGCTTACCGGCTGAAGTCTTTAGGTTGGTAGTTGTTGATATGTTCCGATAGTCTGACATTTTATTCCTTTATGCTAAAAAGCGTAGTTTATACAGCGTACGAAGGTAAACCTCTATTATGTTATCTATGAGTTGTTGCAACGAGCTGTCAGACTTATCGCATACCTCATACCTAGCATCCTCAATTTCTTTCAGCGAGCCTTGTAAGAACTCTATAATATTAGCTGTTTTCTTTGCTGAGTGCAAAGGAATAGCCCCTATTAATCCATGTCTGCCCTGATACGCTTCTGCAAAATCATCGGCAGCTCCAACAATACGGTCATAGAAAATGTTAAGCGCACTGTGCTTACTGAAGCTCCTAGTGTTCAAATGTACGCTATGAGCAACATCACGAGCTAAGAATAGTGTTCCTATAAAGGCTGCCGCTTTCATTGCATCCCTCCTGGTGGCATACCTTCTGGTGGCATACCTTGCATACCTTGCATACCTTGCATACCTTCTGGTGGCTGCATCTCGTCCATAGGCATCATATCCTCATCTCTACTTGGCATTTCGCTTAGCAAGTCTCCGCTGCTAAGCATACCATGTATAGAACCCATAACTATATCTTGTACGTCTGCTTCGCTCAAATTACCTTGCAGAGCAGTGATACGTTTAGTCTCTGCGTCGTACATTTTGATAGACGCTTCAAACTCTTTGACCTTCAGAGTCTGATCTTCTATGGACTTATGGACATTCTGCAACATACCGTGCATTTGCTCCATTTCCTTGCCCATCATCTCTATTTGTTGCTTAGCTGCTTGCATCTCAGGAGATTCGTCGCTATCTGCTAGTAACTTCGGATCTATGGTCTTGGCAAAACGTCTAGACATTTCTTCAGCCCCTGGCCAATCCATGTTCTTAATGAACAGATCGCCAGCTACTTGCCACAGTTGCGGATTACCTTGCAGCAGTTGACCCATAGCCTCCAGCGACTCTTGACGCTTGGTCATGTAACTTGGGCCTGTAGTCACACATACATCATACTTACCCACACTTGGGTTGTATATCTTTTCAATTACAATACCAGTTTGGTCAACTATCTTCTTGACAGGCTCTTGTTGGTTAGGATCAATCTTAGCTGAGTCAGTCGTACCATCTACTCCTATGATGCGTGCTATACGCTGTGTGTCATAGATTTTAGGTATCATATCAACAAGCTGACGAGTTCCGTATCTAATAGCCCTTGCTAGATTGTCTACATAGTGATATGTGCCGGTGTCAGACTGCTTCTCACGGGCTAATATAGCCTTACCAGAGCGCTCGTTAGACGTAGCGCCAAGACTTGTGTCATACTGCCCAGTTGTACTCTTAATGTCGTCGCTAGCCCCTGCTTTAGCCTGCAAAAGCCCACTTGAAGCCATAGGTGGCTGTGAGCGTTGTGGCAGCGGTAGAGTAGCGCCTTGACCATCTGTTACATCTGGGTTTACTTCTAAATATGGCCAGTTAGTCGTGTTGGCTGTTTTCCATTGGTTTTCATATCCCTCAAACTGACCGCCATAACCTATAAATGGAGCTTTAGGTGCTAGAGCCAGCATTTCTGCTTCTTGGCTAACCCAATAGTTGTACATACGTTGTGCATCTTTTGCATTACGTACCAAACCTGATACATACAACCTTCCGTCCACTTCAAATTCGTTTCCGACTACACGTATTACAGGTATGTACTTGCCAGCCCAATCTTGTGTCTCTAGTATTTCAAATCCGTTAGTTTTGCACCATTTGACCTTCTTTACGTCTACATTTCTAGTTTTTATGGGCTTCATGCCCATTTCTTTCATTTGAACGTCCTCTCTTGAGCCTTCAGTAGCACTTACGTTGCCGTGGTACAGGTTTAGCTTCTCTTTAGAGTGTTCTATGTGGAAATACTCAGCAATTCGTACAGTATTCTCGTTTATCCACTGAGATAAAGACTGATCGCCTACTCCTTGCTGCATAATACTAGAAATTGGGGCTGCATCTGGAAACAGACGCTCGTATTCTACCTTAGTGATGTCCTCAGTGATGAAGCACCATTCAGCATCCGAACCGCAAGGGTCTTGAATGGTCGGATCCATGTACACGCTGAACGAATTACGAATACGTCCGATACGAATGTCTTGGTCAAAGCTACCATCGTCGCAGTATTCTGTCAGCAGACGAAAATAGCCCTCGCCGTACGTTACCTGGTTCTCGCAGGCTGTATCGTAGGCTACGTCAGCGTCCGAGATGTACTCGATGTGCCTGACGATACCGTCAAATATCTCAGCTACCTCTACATCGGCCTTATCGTCAGCAGGAATTACCTTGCCGCTTGGCCTGTTCTGTCTTTGGTCGTTGGTTACTTGCTTTACGTGCTGTGGGAGTTTGTTGATGGTTAAACATGGTCGTGCATTAATCGTTTGCCCTTGTACAGATCCTCTCGTTGACAATACATCCGCAGGCCATTGCCATTGGTTGTCTGGTGAGCCTGCACTAAACCTTAAATCGTCAAGTTCATCTTCACGGCTTTCAGATAGCGCAGATACAGCCATCGTAAAGCGTGAACGCATTAAAGATAAATACTCTGCTGGTTCTGAATCTCCGTCGGCTACTTTACCGACGATGTTCATGCTAGTCTGATCGTATGCCATTATTTCTTTTTCGCGGTTTTGGCTGAGTCTTTAAAATCTTTAGCAGTCGGCGCACCTTTTGCACCAGGCTTACGCATAGTTTCTTTAGAGCCTGCTGCAATTCTTTCACGTTTAGCATTGATATTAGCGTACAGTCCGTTTTTCATTAACAGTTCCAATTCTTTAGAGACGCTTTAGCTCGCGGTGCATCGCCTTTAGCGTGTTTAACTACTCCTGCCATTCTTGCACAAAATGATGCTTTTCTACCTTCGTCTGCTTTTGTCTTAGGGTTAGGTGCTGGTGCTTTTAAGTTACTATTGTTCTTTGCATTATACTCAGCTCGGCCTTTGGCCGTCATACCTGCTCCCTTATCAGTAGGGTTGTAGTTCTTACCCTTACCTGTGGTAGTGCGTGGTATCGCCATGCTAGCTCCCCATCCAAGAATTAATAACACCTTGCTGTGAATAACTACGCTTTACTGGTTCAGTATACTCTCTATGTGCTACAGGGAACGCAAAAGTCACCGCGAGTGCGTCCGCAGCGTCAGGAGAAGCCAAGCCTCTTGCCCTCATCTCTTTCTTTCCCTCTAAAAATATAGTNCCAGACGAGTTTGGCCGTTTCATTGGGCCTGTCAAGTCTGCTTTTAGTTGTCTATCATCCGCTATACTAGCAGACTTTAGCCATTCTCGCATACTATTCCACATTTCAGCACGTTTATTACCAAAAGCGATAGATTGTTTAGCTCTACTGCCGAAGTTAACGCCTCGTACCTTATATCTCTGTTCTACTAATCTGTCAAGTATACCATAACCTAGGCCACCTTCGTCAATTACTGTCAGCACTGGCTTGTATTCTTCCATTGCGTCGATGACCCGCCCGACGATGGTCATAGTGTCCTCGCCTGAGTACCTCTTTATGGCCACCAAGTCCCGACCCTGGCGCACCACGATCACCGTACTATCCGCCCCGCCCCGCGCCGGATCTACTCCTATAACTATTGGCGCTGTTAGGTCTTTATACCTTTCTCTGCCCATCGCATCGTCCACCAGCATCGGGCTGATGAACTGATCCTCCCCCGCGCTAGGGAACTCCCCGTACACTTCAATCCGAGCCTGCGGGGAGTCCTCACCATTCTCTGCAATAATCTGGGCATATACTTGTTTGTCCGTGTCCTCTACTGTTCTTGCATCAACTATTCTGGTTTTCCAGAAGGCACGCTTGGCATGGAAACATTCAAAAAAATAACCCTCGTTTCTACGGGGGTTACTGAAAGCGAACCAGTACCTATCCAATATGTTCTCGGTAAAGAATCCAGCACCCACATCCCAGATAGGGTTAGGTATACCACTAGATTCATCAAATATCAGCATCATTCCGTCGTGATTGTGTACACCCGCGTAACTGTCAGGATTCTCAGCAGACCAGAGCTTACCTTCTGCCGCCCAGTACCGCGTTCCTTTCTTCAGGTCGCGCTCCACCAGTTCGCATAGCCATTTCGCCGGTACGAGCTTGGTAGCACTTATCTCCCACCAGTGCGAGTTGATAATCATGGCCTGCCACTTGGTCAATTCACCCCAAGTTACCGACTTTAGTTGACTTTCACTGTTCGCCGACACCACCACCGAACTACCTATGCGAGTGGTCAGCATCCATAATATAAGCCACGCTACTAGCGCCGACTTACCGATACCCCGTCCACTACTGACCGCAGCCCGTAGCGTGTCCATCTGAAGCTGACCTTTATTAGCTTCTATGTGCGCCTTGATCTCGCGCAGCACTTCTCGTTGCCATTGTCGTGGCCCTTTGAAGTTAGCGAGTGGAGTGTTCTTCTGCCCCCAAGGAAAGGCATATAGTACGAAATCTTCAGGATTGTCTGCTAGCTTGGTAGACCAGAGCCTAGCCATTAGTAGCTGTTCCTCGTCAGACTTATATATAGGTAGTTGCATTATGGGCCTAGCGTACCTAACCGCCTAACTTTACCTGCGGCCACATACTCTCGCGCCATGCGGAATATATCTTCATCCGTCTTGGCCTTACCAGCTATCTCTAACCCCAGTACGTTATTAAACGTATCCATGTCCTTTTCTTCATCTGTCTGTCCTGGCGGCGCTCCGATTACTGGTAGCATACTTTCATGCAACTTACCAACAGTTTCAGCGTACTTGTTACCCTGCCGTTTAGCCAGCATAGCTATACCTATTAAATGCCGGTATGCGTCTCTATCTTGTAGCATTTCTGGCCCGTATTCCGACGCAGCTTTTTTAATAGCGTAAGTGTTGACAGAGAATGGGTCAGTTACAAAGCCAAACAGAGAGTTGCGAGACGGAGGGGCGAGAGCATTAGCCATCTATGACCCGCCCCTGTGCTTCGAGTAGTGCTTGAGTGATGCTGATTTTCTGGTATACGTCAACAGATATTTCCTGCTTGGCCGTCCAGCCGTATACGTGCTGTAGTATCGCTAGCGCTGCTTTCGCATCGCCTTCGCGGGCGGCTTCTCGGAGTTGCGTGGCGGCTTCTATCTCGCCATCTGCTCTACCCTTCAACGCCGCCATGTCTGCGAGTGGATCCATTTGGCATAGCTGCCTGTATTCGCTAGGTAACATACCGGCGGCAAGCGCCAGGGAGTCACCTTTTAACCCTATGTTAGCAGCATCGTATATCTTCTGTAGCCTTAATTCGGTGGCCTGTACTACTCTAGGGCTGTAGGGTAATGATAGCATTTGCGGATAGTATCATACTTTATAGTCAAATAGTCAAATAGTCATTCAGGTTTAATCAGGTGGCTAAATAAAAAAAATTGTCTGCGAACCCAGCCGCGACCACACCACCAAGTTCAAGGCCCTCCCTCCCCCCTCAGTTTGAAAAATGCACTTTTCACAAAGCCCTATTGCTAACAGGGTTAATGATAACCATGCGAGCAACAAGGCCAAAGGTCGAGCAACGAGCCGCCGCCGAAATGGATATTGCTTTACACCTTTTGGGCCGCGCACCATTGTGGCGAATAACCCCTGGATTTGTAAGGTTATTATTTACATGGTCGGATTGTCATATTGTCATATTGCCACGCGCAAAATGTTTGCGCGATTACCGACATGACGCGCGGCTTTCTGCGCTCGGCTATTCCTTACATATATAACATCTACAGTATTAAAGTAATAATGACAATATGACAATAAAACCCCCCAGCCCAATCATAGCAGCAATCGCACGATTGTCATTCACGCGCCTATCCAAAGAAATCGCAGGAAATCCATGACAATCCATTTAAATGACGAAAAGTTGATCTATGTCAATATTTTCCTGGATTCTTTTGATTTATATCAAAATATAGGTAAAGAAAAGCTTTACAGACTGAGAATCTCTGTATAATGATACCTAGCAGCACAACTATAGGAGATAATAAAATGTTACAAGACAAAATCTTTAAAGCCATGCAAGC